GCCAATGACATAAGTCATAGCAAGACACGGCTTAATTAACAAATTTCGCAAATTCATTTCATCTTCCTTTGTTTTTAAATGTCTTTGTTCTTTAGTATCATAAGAATTTTGAAAAATATCTAAACGCGTAGCATCAGTTCCACCTCCTCCATGTGTGAAATTAGAAAAAGAGGATGGTCCTTGCAGTGATCGATTTATACAAGGGTTGTCCATGACAAAACCAGCTGCCTTCGTTATAGCTTTAACGCAAGAAACTCCTGGTACGAGAACATCAAGTAAATCAGTTCCTACTTCAAAAACACCTTTTGCAGATTTAGATTGAGCAAAAGCGCCATGAGTAAAAGTTGGTAAGCGTAATTCAGCAGAAGTATAACGTCCATAGATGGTTAAATTAACTGATTGTGGAGCTGCAGGATCACAAAGTAAAGGATTCAAAACAGTTACGTTCAAGCGTCCAAGTCGAGGAAGTGTTCCTGTTCCGCGCAAACTCAACATTGATTGAATGTGAGCATAAGGTATCTTTAAAATAGCATTTGAATTGACATTAGCATCGAGTAGCACATTTGGTAAACATGATTGTTGTTGCAAAGTAGAATACCAGCCAATCATAGGCATCCAATTAATCATTAAACGGCCTTGGTGAAATTTTGTTCCATTAAGTTGCAAGATAATCTCCAAATCTCCATTGATATAAGTATAATTTTTATGAAACATATCTTGTGGATTGTACTTAAAAGCTTGAGGTAAATCATAAAAAACAATTGTGTCTCCGCGAGCTGGTGTTGTTCCCCAGTTCACAAAGCCAATTGGTATACTTTTGCTTAATTGTTGACTGATAGTACGGCCTATCGGATCATAAACTTCATGAGCTAATTTTTTTGTTTGAGTCGCTTGTTTTAAAGTTTGTTGTTCCACTGCAATAGGAGTGTTAGCGACAATAACAGTCTCCTGGTGGTCTAGCACTGTGGCTAGTGTGTCGTTTTGTTTTTGTGTTGTAGCAAGTTGAAATTCGGGATGCAGAGTTAACTCAAAATTCTGCGCCCTAGGTACACCAGTATTCAGTTCTTTATTTTCCGACGCATCCGGAATAGTTACAGTTAAATAACCGCTCGTCGTTTTTACCAACCGCGTGGCTACTACTCTACGAAATTCATCATCCTGGCACGTCTTTCCGATAGATGTATCGTTTAGAAGATTAGTTAGATACTTTTTCAAACAAATCTCATATGTTGGTATATAATAAGAAAAGCCAATCTTGTCTATAGCTTGCGCGACAACGACACTACGCTGTCCGAAAATATCTTGACCATGTAAGACAAGTTCTAAGAAATAAGAATCTAAGTTTGCACGCAAACCACTTTCTGCATCATAGGTATCTTTTACCCAATTTAACATCTCATCACAAACTGTAATTTCAAGAGGAGCCAAAACTATCATAGAATCAAGAACACTAAATTTCCTTTTCAAAAAAGTCAATTCATAAATGGGTCGGAAATGATCATCAACCACAAGTGTCTTATCTTCATTTGTTAGCATAAATCCTAATTTCTTTACTACTTCAGCAATAGATTGAATATTAAACCATCTAAACTCGGGTATAACAGCATGTATGTTATCATCCCCGTAGAAATAACTGCAAATATATTTGTCATAATCTCGCAAATCAGTTCCAAGTTTCCTATCTGTTGATATAATAAGATAGGCCGCATAAAATAACATTTCATTAATCAACGAATTGAATTCAGCTGTTCCATAACATCCAGAGGGCAAACCCTGGTGCTTCTCATAAATAGAATGTCCAACGACTAAACGCGAATTACACATCTCAAAAATAATTCTTTGACGCATAATCTTGTTCGTCTGATTATCATCATACCATGAATTAATAACATCTGCAACCATAACAAACCAAATCGGTGATATACAACTATCCCATCGAGAAAAATCACCAGCAAATCCATGTGTGTTCTTTTGCATTAGGTTCTTGTATAATAAAGACCACATTACACCATAGGGATTAACACCAACACATGAAGGTATTGAAACATGCATACGGTGCATCCAAGCTATAAAATCGCCAAAGTATTTCTTACATATTAATAGAAATATTTTATCACAACCCATAAACAATCGAGTTTTACATTCTTTTATTTTATCATGAGTACGACGTTCATCTTTTAGTAAAACAGAAAAATGGACTTCTGGTCTTTCCGCTTCCATAAATTGTTTTTCAATCTTTTTAAACATCCTTCGGCAAAATTCTGTCATATTCCATTTACCATCATCACGTTGTTCAAAAAGCCTTTCATGTAAATAAGGATATCCTTTCGACGTTGTTGCGCGAATGCCTTCACTACCAATCATCAAAGAATTTTTATCATATCTACCATTCACAATCTCTTCTTCTGTCATTGTTGGTAACTTTGCATATCTCTTGTATCCAGTCATTTTATAACGTGAAGCAGTATATGCAACAACTTGCTTTCGTATTGCAATTGGAACTTCAAAGAGTGGAGTTCGAAAATTTTTCAAACCTTTCGCTACTAAATCAACTTGCTCTACATTTCTCTCATCGTATTTTGAGAGTATGGCCGGCTGTGAAATAATAGGAAAAACACCATGAATCAAAGATGGCATAATTTTCGTTTTTTCAGGAATCTTGCAAAAATACTTTGTTTGATCAACAACTGTTAACAGTTGATCATAAGTACCTGTTATAG